ACTTAGATATTCCAGAAATCAATCTTGAAATGAGATCTGAAGCAATTGTTGCTAAGACAAGAAAGTTAAAAGCAGTTTGGTCACCTGAATTTGCTCAAGACTTAAATGCTTATCATTCAATTGATGCAGAAGCTGAATTAACTTCTATGTTATCTGAATACGTTTCGCAAGAAATTGATTTAGAAATTTTAGATATGTTGATCCAAAATGCACAGACGACTGAAAGATGGTCTGCGAAAATCGGATATGAATTCGATACAGCGACTAATACATTTGGTCAAGGAAATGCAACTGCTCAAGCATACAACCAAGGAACTTGGTTCCAAACTTTAGGTACTAAAATACAAAAAGTTTCGAACAAGATTCACCAATTAACTTTAAGAGGTGGAGCAAACTTCCTTGTTTGTTCTCCAACTGTTGCAACTATCCTAGAATCTATTCCAGGATATGCTGCTGATACAGATGGCGACAAAATGCAATTTGCAATGGGTGTACAAAAAGTTGGTTCTATTAATAGTAGATTCCAAGTTTACAAAAACCCATACATGACTGAAAACACTATCCTAATGGGATATAGAGGTTCACAGTTCCTTGAAACAGGTGCTGTTTATGCTCCATATATTCCATTGATCATGACACCATTGGTGTACGATCCTACAAACTTTACTCCGCGTAAAGGTGTAATGACTCGTTATGCTAAGAAAATGGTACGTCCTGAATTCTATGGTAGAATTTATGTTGGTCATTTGAATACTGTATAATAGTTATTATTATTATTATGTTTTTAAGAGAAGAGGTGCCTAGTGCACCTTTTCTTTTGTTCATACACATATTTATATGAAAAGGGACAGACATGGCATCAGGAAAATATACATTTATCTTGGAACAAGGTGCAACAACAGATTTTGAAGTAGTATGGAAAGATTCCAACGGGTCAAGAGTAGATTTAACTCCTTATTCAGGGAGAATGCAAATCAGATCGGACTATGGAAGTTCTGGAACATTATATGCAAATTTATCAAGTACATTAGACACAGATGGAACAGGATTAAATTTCTTAGGCTCAAATGGAAGCAATCCACTAACTTCTGGAAGTATCGGAATTTTTATATCAGCAGCTTCTTCATCTAATTTTTCATTCTCAGAAGCTCGATATGATTTAGAAATGGTCTCCGGAAGTTATGTTACTAGATTATTACAAGGCAAAATAAAATTAAGTAAAGAAGTAACAGTTTAATTATGGCAACTACCGTAACCAACCCAGAACATACGGTAACAATAACAGAAGCAAATAATTCTGTATCTGTTACTAATAACAACGCAGGAACATCAGTCGATGTTACTGGAGTAGATATATCTGCAGTATATGTTTCTTCTCCAGGACCAAAAGGTGATACTGGTGAAGCGGGAGCAACGGCCGCAACAATGCTAGCATCAAATGTAGTACAACCGTTCAATCATATAACAGCCTCAGGTAATATAAGTGCAAGTGGAACAATTACCGCCCTTAATTTCACAGGTTCTCTATTAGGAACAGCCACAACAGCTTCCTACGTAACTACTGCACAAACTGCTTCGTACGTTTCCGCAGACAACATAGATCAACCATTTACCAACATAACAGCCGGCGGAACAATTATTGAAGGTACTAGATTAACAACCGGAGAAATTTACGCATCCTCCGGAGATTTTGGTGACGGAAATATTTCAAATGTAGGAAGTATCACATTAGATAGTATTTTGCCAGATGACGGAAGTAGTGTCCAAGTTGGGACTGCAGATGGAAATATAACGTTTACAGTCAATGGACATATTGCTGGAATAACTAAATCATTTATAATAGATCATCCAACCAAACCAGGAAATAAGTTACAGTATGGTTCTATAGAATCACCGAATCATTCAATTAGACTTACTGGCAAAGGGAAAATATTAAAAAGAGACTGTGTAATACAGTTACCAGAATATTTACATGCATTAGTCTATGAAGAAGGAGTAAATATACAGATTACTAATATAAATCATAGTAAATCAATATTTATTAAGCATGTAGATATACCTAATGATAATTTTAAAGTAAGAGTTAATAGAATAATAACAAATACAGAATTAGAGTTCTTCTGGACACTTACAGCAGAACGAAAAGATGTCCCAAGGATAGGAGAGTAGAATTACTCTGTAATCGTTATTATTTACATATTTATATAAAAAGGTACTAGAATGGCAAAAACTATTCCAATATGGCCAGGTTCGTCATCATTTTTTCCAGGAGATACACCGTTTGGAATTTACGATAATGATTCTAAATTTCAAGCAGCTATAGAAAATACAGCTGTATGGTGTGCAAGACGCCTAGGCCATCCATTAACTGATATTGAATTACAAGACATAAATTTTTATACATGTTTTGAAGAAGCTGTAACAGAATATGGTGCACAAGTAAATACATACAATATACGTGATAATATGTTGAATTTATATGGTTCAACAACAAGTTCAAATTTAACTGGTCAAAAAGTTTCTGCAAACTTTGGCGGATTAATTGAATTAGCAGAAGAATATGGCACAGAAGCAGGAAGTGGTGGAAATGTAACATATTATACTGGGTCTATAGCAGTTTCAGCAAGTAAACAAACATATGATTTAACGGATACCACTGCAGTGACATTAGAATCCGGATCAGCTAGCACAAATGAAATTGAAATAAAACGATTATACCACGACCCAACTCCAGCAATGGTTAAGTATTTTGACCCATTTGTAGGAACAGGATTAGGCTCACAACAAATGTTAGAAACATTTGGATGGGGTAATTATTCTCCAGGAGTATCGTTTATGATGATGCCAATGTATGCAGATCTATTAAGAGTACAAGCGATAGAATTTAATGATCAAATACGTAAATCTGCTTATTCATTTCAATTAGTTAATAATAGGATACGATTCTTTCCTATACCAAATGGTGCTAATTTTACAAAAGTTTATTTTGATTATATTTTGAAATCAGATCGTTCAAATCCTTTAAAAGGAACAACAGGCACAGTATCAGACTTTTCAAATGTACCATATGAAAATGTAATATATTCTAATATTAACGATGTTGGTAAACAATGGATAAGAAAATACGCATTGGCATTAGCAAAAGAAATGTTAGGATATATTAGAGGAAAATATTCTGCATTACCGATTCCAAACGCTGAAATAACATTGAATGCAGCAGATTTAATATCAGCCGCACAAACAGAAAAAGAAGGTCTTATAACAGAACTTAAAGAAATACTAGATACAATGTCAAGACAAATGCAATTAGAAAGAAAGTCTGCAGAAGCTACTTCTTTACAAGAGCAGTTTATGAAAATACCACTTAAAATTTATATAGGGTAAATATGGCATTATTCGGATCAGCAAGAGATGCAAGTTTAGTAAGGTCAATCAATAAAGAATTGATTAACAACATTATTGACACAGAAGTTGCATTCTATAAACTATCATTACAAGATACTCAATCAAATATGTATGATGAAGCTGATAACAAAATATATTATGCTCCAATGCGAATTAATTGTTTAGCTCAGAAAGATGAAAAAGCAATGATGAGCGACGAATATGGATATGATATGACTCGAACTGGCATATTTGCATTTTTACGCGATACACTTAAAGATAGTTCAATTATAATAGAAGAAGGAGATGTTTTAGAATGGGATAATGAATTTTATGAGATTGATAGTGTTGGTGCATCACAATACTGGAAAGGAACAAATCCAGACACAGACATAGGATTTACAGAAACCTTAAGGGGAGAATTTGGATATAGTGTAGCAGTGATTTGTAATGCTCATGTAACAAGAAGAAATAGATTAAATATACAAGAAGTAAGAACAGGAATAAATAAACCTAATAGTATACCAAGAAACTTATAATGGCAAAAAAAGAATTAAATAAAACATATAGTACTTTTTCACGAGACCCTATTATTAATCGAGCAGAACAAGTTAGACGTGATGATGATAAGATTAAAACACCTAAATGTACTATTGAAGATGTAGATTGGGCTATAATGTCATATCTTCAAGAAATTGTTAAGCCAACAATTATTGAAAATAATCAGACAATTAATGTTCCTGTCATGTATGCTAATGGAGAAAAATGGGCACAAGTACAAGCTAAAGGGTATATGCGCGATCGTAAAGGTAAGATGATGACACCACTTATTAGTATTCGAAGAGGCAGTATTATAGAACGAGAAACCTTAAAGAAATTAGATGTAAATCAAAATCCAGCCGGGAATACACAAGTATTACAAAACAAATTTACTACAGCTAATCGATATGACCGATTTTCTATAATAAGAGGTGACAAACCATTAAATGAATATTACATAACAGCAATACCAGAATTTATAGATGTATCATATGAATTATTATTATGGACAGAATATACAGAACAGATGAATTTATTAATAGAACAATTAATGCCATTAGGTGGATTTGCATGGGGCACAACTTGGAAATTTCCAACCTTTATGGCTGATTATACTTTTGAAACAATGAATGCCACCGGCGAAGATAGATTAATAAGAGCTACAATACCATTAACAACAAAAGCAACATTATTAATGCCAGATGAATTACGTAAATCAAATGTTGAGAAACGATTCTCTATCAAAAGAGTAACATTTAAATCTGAAACAGAGACATTTAGTACAAATGTTTCCAACCCTCCACCAGGCGGTTATACAACTTATTAGCATATTTATATATAGTTAAAACCAATAAAAATAATAAAGGGAAAGTTATGCCAAAAGCACAAAAATTTACAAAAGAAGAATTGGACAAAATTACAGAAATACGTACGAATAGTTCAACGAAAATATCTGAATTTGGACAATTAGAACTAGAGATTTTATTAACGTCTCAAAGAACAGAAGCATTATCAAAAGCAAAAGAAACATTGCGTAATGATTATGTTAATCTTCAAGAACAAGAAAGAGAATTAGTTCAAACATTGAATGAAAAATATGGAGCAGGAACAGTTGATGTAACAAACGGAGAGTTTACTCCAGCAAATTGATTGTTTGTGTAGCTGTTTTCATATTTATTAAAAAATAAAAGAGGAGCATACAAATGGCTGAAAAAATAGTATCACCGGGAGTCTTTACCAATGAAGTCGACCAGTCGTTTTTACCTGCAGGAGTCCAAGCAATTGGAGCAGCAGTAATAGGACCAACAAAGAAAGGACCAGGAATGGTTCCAACAATTGTATCGAGTTATTCAGAATACCTACAAAAATTTGGAGGAAAGATAGAATCAGGCTCAGGAGCATCAAAAAATTCGTATAAATATTTAACTGATTATGCAGCACAAGAATATCTTAAGTATGCAGATACATTAACAGTAGTAAGAGCAATGGCAGATGGATAT